AGAAGTAATAGCAACATCTCTCGCACAATAGTCTGCCATCTCGTGAGTGAACGTAGACCAATCAGTATTCTCATGATTGAAGTCACCCTTCAGCATTCCTAATCTATAACCCCAAGCTTTTAAACTATGAGAACCATAGAGCTTAGTAGGAATATGTTTCTTCTTGGCATCCAAGGTCATCATGTGAGAGTAGGCTAATCGAGACACCACAAGAGTATCACTTATCTTTGTATTCTTATTAGGAGTCCAACCTAAAAGTTTTTTTAGAACCGGTAAATCATATCCTAATATATTATGTCCCACTAAACCCTCAGCATTAGACATTACCTCTAAGGCTTGCTCTAAGTTATCATACTGGTCCTCATTAGCAAACACCTGAGAAGCTTGTGCTCCTTCAACTGTCATAGATAGACAATGGATCTTGGAGACATCTGGAAGTAAACCATCAGTTTCTAAATCAAATATTATATTCATATTTAAAATGCCTCTTCAATATATTCACATTCTCTTAGTCTGCCTGTTTCCCTGTCGTAATATAATCGAGCTGCAACCCCTGTCGAACTGCCTTTATATCTGGCCTTAAGGATTCTAACAGTTGTTTCACCTTCTTCCTGCTGATTTCTTTCGAGTCCAACCACGAAATCGCTAAGTTGAGCGATACTTCCACTCCCCCTAAGATCATTAAGTGAGATTTGTCTGCCATCTTCATGTCCTCTACCGTCTGAGGGTTTTCTTAAATGAGATACAATAAAAATACCCATGTTTAATTCTTCTGCAAGAGATCTAAGCTTAGTCATTAAGTTATCTATTAATCTTCTTTCATCCCCACTCTCGATACCACTAACCATAATAGAAATATGATCAACAATGATCCAAGAAACATTACAGCTCCTAGCCAAGTACCGAATACGATTGGAGAGAACATCCCCATCCATGCTTCCCCAATGATCATATAAAAATAACCTCCCTGTATTTAATGTTTTTTCCCATATATCCCTTAAAAATTTTTCCTCTAAATTATCCCTTAAGTGAAGCATTTCATTGGCTTCAATTGACATGAAGTCAATGGCTGCTTGACGTACAGACTCTTCAAGAGCAATATAACCAATTGTTTCTCCTTTTGAGAGGAAGTATGATGCAATTTCTTTAACAGCGGTAGATTTTCCAGCTCCTGTCCCTGCACAAAACGTAACGAGTTCACCTTTTCTAGCTCCTAAAGTAAGGTTATTAAGACCCTGCCAAGGATACTCCATATCAGCAGCTTGCATGGGGGTATTTACCAAGTCCCAAGTATCCTCTCCTGCTATGATTCCATCTGGCCTGTAAACTGAGGCTCTGAACATAGCATTAATCATATCAGATCCGCGATTAGCTAATAGCATTTCATTGGGATCTTTAAGAGGGAGGGATGCTATCTTACATTTTCCAGGTGGAAACAGCTCTGCCACCTTACGAGCTGCGTTGTTCCCTTGAGAGTCATTGTCAAACATTATAATTATTTCTTCAAAACCCTCTAACAACCATTCTAAGTCTTTAGCTATGGCTTTACAAGCAGATCCTACACCATTTGGAATGGATACTACAGGGTACTGACAACGCTGGACCTCAGCTACAGATAAGGTATCTATCTGGCCTTCTGTTATGACAATACGTTTGCCTGAAGTCCAGCATTGTTTTCCCCATAAACCTAAGTCTCTAGTTTCCCCTAAAATCGGGAAGTCTTTATCTTTAGTTCTTAACTGTTGAGCTATAAGTTTATTGTCCTCGTCAAAATAAGGAGCAATATGAATCTTTTTGTTGTTGTCGTAATTTACTTGATACTTGAAAAACCTACAGGTTTCTTCAGATATTCCGCGTTTGCTAAGGGGCTCGTAAACACCCTGTTTAAAAACACCGTTGGATTTTGGTATATCTTGTATAGGAGCTGAATTGCTACCATGCTCATAATAAGAACAGCTATCACCGAAACAATACGCGTGACCATCTGGATATCTCCCTAAATTATCTTTAGAACCACATTTAGGACATGGTTCATGTACTACCCCTTTCTGATTTCTCTCAACCATATATCAGGTACACTCCTTTCCGCATAGATAAACCCATGCTTTTCACACCATCTACCGTAGGTAGTTGATGAACCCTTGTATAACTTCTGTCTGGAATTAGAGAAAATAAATCTTAAATCTATATCAGGGTATTGTTCTTGGACTAAAAGATGTTTAGTTCTATCTTTAGCCAAGAACCTACCCTTGGTTTCGATATAGATTTTTTTATCTTTTCCCACTAAGATAAAATCAGGTGTATAGTGCTTAGGTACAGGGATATACTTGAGTCTTTCCTTCTCGTAAGAGTAAACTACACCAGAAGCCTTTAACTGGCTGGCTATTCGTTCTTCTAAGCCACTTCTGTAGCCCTCTTGTATACCCCTGTACCTTTGTCTTTTAGTTAAACGTCTCATCTTCTTTAACACTAACCTTAAGATTATGTAATAACTTATATACAGACCTGACTTCATGAAACGCTTCATGTGGAAAGTGTCCACAATCTATCATAACTATTACATTTTCAACCAAGGCTGATAGCTCATCACTTTTTAAACTACGCATTCGATTAGCTATCACCTCTTGGTCCATGTTTCTACAAAACTCATAACTAGGCATTTTAGAAGTCCTCATTATCTTCTTCATTATCCTCAGAAGCTTCTGCTGTTGTTCCCACAAAGCTACCTTCATCTTTACCCCAATCAACCTCATCTTTCTTGGCATACTCAACCAAGTCTATGATTCGTACTTTCTGCATACGCATGGTAACACCACCAGCTCCTTGATTAAAAGGAACAGCCTGATATGCTATCTTCAACTTACTGCCAGCTCCCACTTGGTTCAATACACGATTACCAGCAGTATCCAAGAGTATAGGTTTCTGAGTAAAAGTATCACCACTCTTAGTTTTAACTTTAGCTTTTAATTTAAAGTTAACTACAAAGTTTCCGGTAGGTTTGTCCTGATCATCCAACTCAGGTTTAACAGGATTGTGTTTTCCACCATTCATCAAAGGATCTACTATAGCTTGAATTCCTTTAATGTCCTTCTTGTTAAAAATCATTTTAACTTGGTACACTCCATCAGCATCATACCTGGTATCTGGAGTATTCAACCAAGGCCATGCTGCTGTTCCTACTGGTGTTACATTCATCGGTAATTTAGTAGCCATTTTATAATTCTCCTATAATATATTTTTCTGCTCCACCGAATTCAGGGATCTGTTTAAATTTACAATCCCTCCTCATCTTACCTATCATTTCCATCACATCACTGATACTCCTTTCTTTCATCATCTTGTTAATATATAAACAATTAAATACTGCTACTATTATAGCATACTTTTCTGCTCTTGTAAAACTATCTAAGCTGTCTACCATCCTCATCATACCTTGTGCTACTTTTTTTACGTTGACATTAGCTATATCAACTGAAGAAGAATTCTGCATCTTTCACCTCTTTAATGTTTAACTTACCGTACTTTGGAATTTTAGGAAACGTATTCTTACAAATAGAAGGAGAAGCCGATTGCTCCTCTGCAAATTTCTTGAGGACATCTTCTTTATAAACCTCAATGAAGGTTGTCCTCAAGTTTTCACTCAGCAGCTCCATATCACAAGCATGAGTACCAAACGAATCATGAACTACAGAGAAACTCTGTATATCAGTATAAGAAAGGTTAACAGTTTTCATCAGGTGACAGGCATCCATGCTATGAACATAGTTAGGAGCTATTCCATTAGTCTGTTTATGTTTATCTAGTTTATCACCAGCTCCATGCGCGGAGAATAAAGATGCCATTTTACCATTTATAATTGTTTTAACCTGTTTAACTATCGGTCTTAGGTATTTCTGCTTCACTATAAACCCTGTAGGAACGGTCCAATAGATAGGTTTACTGTCTTTACTCAAGACTCTAGCAACTTCCTGCAACCAATCCATACCTTCTCTAGCTGAAACTACAACTTCTCCTATAGATTCATAAATTATAGTAGCTAAGTATTTACAAAACACCCACAAGTCTTTATCTTTAGAAATTGTAGAAAAAATTATTCCTTTATCTAACTGCTTCTTTAGTTCCTCGTAGATTTGTTCTCTCATTCCATAAAGAGTAGCACCGTATGGAGTAGTCATAACAGGTCTTTTAACGAGTGCTCTGTTTATATCCAACTCTGAAACTATAGCTTCAGGGTCAGCTTTTACTTTTTCTGCTGCCTTATCTTTTACAATCTCATAAATGTCTTGAGGATCATCAGTCATTGTAAGGTTTACAGCTCTCCCCCCTACTTCATCTCTTAGCATAGCTGAGAAGTGTTGTAGACCGTTACATGAACCGTCTACAGTAACAGGCAAATGACTTATAAAATCTTTAGGACTACACCTATATTTAACATACTCACTACAAGCTCTTAAAAATTGCCAAGGTTTGTCAGCATCCATCCACCATTTATGAATCAATGGATCTGTTCCTACCTCAACGATAGCCCAATCATGAAATTCTGCCCATTCTACTCTTTCTTCTAAAGACACCTTATCATGACCGTAACAGTTGGCTAGATGAACTTGCAGCCAAGGTAGTCCTGAGTCTCCTAAAGGTTTACCAGTAGAGAACTCCAGAAGACCTCTAGCTGAGTCCTCTCCTTGTGGATTCAGGAACGCTGTATTTGCATACATCCTACCCCTGAAGTCTATGGTATGAGGAAAATAGAAAGCTTTCTCATCTTTGAATTTCCTAGTGGTCCACATGAGCTGGCTGAATTGTATTCTCTTAGTTTTTAATCGTACATTATCAGCGTGCATAAGAGAAGCTAATCGTTTCCATTCTATTTGTTCTTCTTTAGTTCCCTTCTTAGGATAGGGTTCTGGCATGGTTCTCTCTAGGAACTCTGGAATGACCTTGCAGCTTGACCTTGAATTGAACAAAGTATCCATCACTTCAAAAACAACCTTGTTTATTCTCCACCCTGTTTCCTGAACTATGTTTACGGCCTTTTTCACCTCTTTGAGATCTGATTTATCGAGCATCTCAAGATATGAGTGGTCCATAGTCTTCACTAAGTTGATATTAGTGTAGGTGTAGTATCCCCCTGAGTATACTGAATCCCACTTTCTAGGTGGTATCAAACAAGGGAGCTTGACAGGATTATATAATTCACAAATAGAATTCTTCTTATCTATCCACTTCAGAGATTCAGCCGTAGCTTCAAGCCAAAAGACACTCTTTCTTTTTTGGGTTCTAGTATTGGTATGTAAGTTTACTTCAAATAGCTTTGTAGCTTCACATACCAGTTCCACCATCATCTGACCTAACCGGACTTTATTTCCAGGTAGCCAGTTCTTCCATTCTATTCCAGCTTTATTAGAAGAATGGACCAAGACCCTCTTCTGTTTACGGTAGTTAGTTGTACGCTTATTCAAGTCCCTCATAATTACACCGTAAAGGGCAGGGTTGG